AACTATTAGACGAACTTGGTATTATGGCCAGGGTTATTCCTTCTCAAGAAAAATACGCTAGAGAACTAGGTAAAACCGTTAGTGCCTTAACTGACTTTGAAAAGAAGCAGGCGTTTGCTAATGCTGTACTAGAAGAAGGTGAAAGAAAATTTAGTTCAATTAATATTGATACTAATCCCTATACGCAACTGTCAGCAAGTTTAGCTAACGTAGCTCAGACTGGTCTAGAGCTAGTAAATACCGTACTAGGACCCTTAGCCTCAAGTTTAGCAAAAAGTCCAACAGGATTAGCATTAGCACTTACAGGTATTGCTGGCATATTACTAAAACAAGCTATACCAGCACTAGGACAGTACAGAAAAGGACTTGAAGCAGTAAATGCAGAAAACTTGAAAAAAGTTTCTGATATGCAGAAGATTCAAGGCGAAGCAGGATATGATTACGACGAAAAAGTTGTAGGCGAACGTGCACGCAAAAAATATTTAGCAGAAACAGGCTTTGCTAAAAAGTCTCTAGATGAGCAGAAAATACTAATGGCTGAAGCAAATAAAATTGCGGATGCAGCTGCTCAAGAATCAGCAAAACGAGCAACTAGCACATTAGGTCATGAAACTGTAACTAATAAAATTCGTAATAGAATGTATCAAGATGCTGCTGTAAGCGGCTCAAAGTATACCGTAAGTCAGATTCAAGGTGCTTACGGAATGAGAGCGGCATTTTCACAATTAGGCGAAGAGATTAATACACTTAGATCTAAAGGTAATACGATTGATGTTGGTGGTGGACTAATGCGTCAAGTTCCACCAATTAATGGATTTAGAGCAGCCATAGTTGGAGCAACTGGAGTAATAGCTATTCTAGGTACTACAATAGGCACATTAATTAATGCTTTTGCACCTTGGATTATAGCAATCACAGCAGTTGTATCTGGTGTAGCATTTTTAATAGACCACTTTAGAACAGCTAGTAAAGAAGTAGAAGCTTCTAGCAAAGCGTTTGAAGGAGTTACCGGAGCAATTAAGACAGTCGGTGACGTACTAGACGCAGTAGATAAGAAACCATTCTTAGAACAAATTAGTAATGCAACAGTACAAGCTAAAGCAGCTTCTATAAATGAATTGAGTTCAAGTCTAGTATTACTTACAAAACGTAATAAAGAAGCCTCACGAAAAATTGCTGGAGGCGGATACGCAGATCAATTTGAAGACTTAAGACTAGGTAAAGTTTTAGGTAATTTATTTACAAATACCACACTTACAAATACTGATAAAAGTAAGCTAAGTAAACAATTAGCTGATGGCGTACAAGAATCTATAACAGCAGGATCTAAGATAATAGAAGGCAGCCCTGCGGAACAAGCTTTCAAAGATAGTATTAAAGGTATACTTGGTATAACCTACAAAGATGCAGCAGATTTACAAAAACAATTAAGTGAAATTCCAGATGCTTTAATTGCTAAACAGCCAAGATTACAAAAAGCTTTAGAAGAAGCTAGTAAATCTATGAATAATGCAGCATCTGCTGGTAAAACACTTGATGAGGCATGGACAGCTGCTTCAAAAAGTTTTGATAATTTAGTAACTAGTTTAACTATAACAGACCCTCTTGGAAAATTAGGTGATGAGACTGTTAAAGTTGGTATAGCAATGAGCAAAGCCTTCCAAGATCCTAAGAATAGAATAGCAGAACTAAGTAAAACCGCTACAGATATGTCTAGGTTGAGATTCTTATCTCCAGGAACTCAACGTGATATGCTGGAATATGCTCAAAAGGTAGAAGAATCTGCCAAAAAAGTAGCTAAGTTAACAGAAAAACTAGAACTAGCAAAAGTAGCTGAAGCAAATTTTGCTAAAGATAACCCAACATCTGCTAATACAGCTAGAGCTAGGCAAAATGTAGCAAATATTAAAGAGCAGATTGCTGCTGAAACTCTTAAACAAGACGATCCAAAACTTTTCCTTAGAGCTCAAGATGAGATGTTTATTAGCGGTGCTAAAAAGATGGAAGTTTCTATCAGCCAAGCGTTTGCTAAAGCAAATATTGCACTATCTCAAACAATTTTAGCTAACGCCGGAAATACCAAACAAGGAATAGACGCATTAGCAGATTTAGCAAAACAACAAATAGATGTTGAATCAAATAGTCTTACTGCAATGCTTCAATTAGCAAAAGCTACCAGTGATCTAGCTAAAGTTCAGGAAGAATTTTTAATAGAAACTCTGCGCGCTAACCTAAATCCAGACGCTACTAATTTTAAAGAGCAGTCAAGTAGACTCACAGAAAGAAAAATTGTATTAGAAAGATCTAAAGAAGAAATAACCTTCGCTAATCTTATGAAAGATTTACAGGGTAAAGACCCTATTGCAAAACAAGCTGCCCAAATGAATTATCCTGTTGTATCTATGACAGAGTCAGTAAGATCACAGTTAGCTTTAAACACAGCTAAAAAACAAGGCATACAGATTGATGCTGAAGGTAAAAAAATATTACTTGATATTGATGGAATTATTCGTCGTAACGATTTAGTATCAAAAGGTTTAAGCTTAAAGTCCGCAGAATTAGGTCTTCTTGTTCAAAGTTCTCAGTATGAAAGCGAAGCTGCAGTATTGCAAAAACAAAGTCTTGAGCGTAGTATTACAGATCTTGCACAAGAAAAAGAGAGACTAAGCATAGTTGGTCAAGTAAGAGACGCAGAGATGCGTGCTAGTAAAGCAAAAGATCCAAAAACACTAGCTACAGCTAACGCCAGCGTACTAAAGTTTAGAAACGATCTAGCTGATAAAGAAAAACAGATTGCAATGGATGTTCAAATACTGGATCTTAAAAATATCCAAGAACTGAAAAATGCAAAAATTGCACAGTTCAATTACTTAAAAGATTTCCAGTTATTAAATAATACAATTAATACCGAAAGCTTATCAGCAATCCAATCTACTACTAGTTTATATTTAGACTTTGTACAACAGCAGAAAGCTAGCATAGAATTAAGTAACCTAAAGCTTACTTTTGATAAACAGTCTAATGCAGAATTACAAAATCAAATTATACTACAAGATCGATTAAATAAACTCAGAGCAGATTCTAAATCCGACCCCGAAACAATATTAATAGCACAACAGGCACTATCACAGTCTACAGCAAAAATAGCTCAGACTCAGATGAAGTACGAGGCTGATGTTGCCAACGTCAACATTAAAAATCAAAAACTAAGGTTAGAGGGTTTAGAGTCAATACGTAAGAGACAAGCAGATTTAGCTTTTTCAGAAATAGAAAGTGCTAATAAGATAGCTCTCATTAAACTAGATGCAGAAGATAAGTTAATTCAAGCAAAACTAACTTTAGGTAGAATTTCTGAAACTACAGCTGCCAGAATGACAGCAAAACTTGCCCAAGATAGATTTGAGAAAGAACTAGATCTTCAAAGTAAAGCAGAGAAAAAAATTCAAGAAGAAGAATTTGCTGCTAAACTAACTAGAGCAGATCAGCTAAACAGTGCTTTAGCTGAACTCAATAGAAAGCAAGAAACTGAGCGAGTAGAAGCAGCACGTAAAGCCCAAGAAGAGATTGACAAACTTAGAAAAACACCAGTTTCTATACCTGGACAAGATATACCAGGATCTAAGTCCCAAGATGTTATTGATACTGGTATAGCTCAACAAGTAAAGAATCTCGATGATCTTCAAAAACGTCAAGAAAAAGCAGCCCAAGAGACAAGAGACAATACTGCCCTACAAGATAGTGAAGCCACTAGTGCTGCAAATAGACGAATAGCTGAACAAGGTGCTTTAAATACGCTTAAAAAACAAGAACTACAGTACGCATTTCAGATCGGGGAACAACAAGCTAAACTAAACCAGCTATCTAAAGACCAAGCCTTCTATACAGAAATGGCAGACTCAGCCGCAAAAAGTTTTGCAGCAGGATTAACAGATGCAGGTAAGGCTCTTGGAGATATAATTAAATTATTTGCACAAACTGCAACAATAACAGAAAAATATAATATCGAAAGACTTAATGCTGAAAAAGCTGTAGCAGACAAAGCAGGAAAAACAGCAGAAGATCAGAAAAGAGATATAACAAATCTAAATCAGTTAGATGCAAAATACTATGCAAGTAAACTTGATGGAGCCGCTGGTATAGCTAGTGCTTCTGCAAATTTATTTGATAAAGATAGTAAAGCTTATAAACAGTTGATGAGTTTAGAAAAAGCCTTTCACTTAATGAAAATTGCAGGTATGGTATTTCAACAAGCTATGTTCCTAAAGGACTGGGTTGTTAGAATGACTAGTACAAAAGCAGAAATGGCTTTAACTGGTACTAAAAACGCCACGGATACTGGAAGCTCAATGTTTGGTAGCTTGGGTAAAATGTTTGGTTTTGGCAAATCGGGATCTGGAGCAGGTGCTGTAATAGATGCTGGTGCCACAGATATGAGTCTAGGTCAAGCAGGTGCTGCTGCAGTAGGCCAAGGAGCCAGTACTACAGCAGTAGGAGCAGCAGGAACCACAGCAGGAGCAGCAGGAGCAGGTGGATTAGGTGCAAGTTTAATGGCTGCAGGCCCTTATGTATTAGCAGCAGTTGCTGTATATAAGCTACTTGGGCTTGGTGATGAAAAACCACCAGGACCAACTCCTGAAGAACTAGCCGCAGTTAGTGGTACTGGTATGCGTTATAATGCCGCAGGTAAACTAGAAGCAACAGGTACCGGCGCTTTAGGTGATGCTAAAGCAGCTAATGAAGGTATAGCAAAAAGTATTGATTATTTAGCTAAAATTAACTACGAAAACCTACAGTTTGATAAAAATAAAGCTCTAGTAGCTTTAGAAGCTATTAGAGATAATACTGAAAACTTTGTAAAATCAATCGGAGCAACTGGTAAAATGGGCGATATGACCGCAGGCGGAGTAGAGCTAAATAAGAAAAGTGGATTCTTAGGCTTTAGTTCCAGCGCAACCAGTTTAGCAGCTAGTGGTGTAATTATATCTGGTACTATTGGCGAAATTGCTGATGGGCTGGGAGGATCTGTTAAAAAGTTTGAAGATATTAGAATACAGACTAGTAAGTGGTGGGGGCTTAAAACTCGTACCAGCATAGATCGTACAGAAACAGAAGTATCTAATGATGCAAGAGAATTCATACAAGCCACAGTAGGTAGTTTTAGAACAGCAATTCAAGCATCAGCATCAGCATTTGGCCAAAACGGTGGATTACTAAAACCCATTATTGATCAAATGGATATTAGCTTTACAGCTTATCAAACTGGTGAAACTAGCGCTGACTTTGCTAAAAGGGTTGAACAAGAGCTTGGAAATAAACTAGACACAGCAGTCAAATCAGTATTCCCAGGAATAGAGAGTTTAGCTAGTAAATTTCAAAACTTTGGAGAAACCCTGTCTGAATTTGCTTTTAGAGTTCAAGGTGATTCAGAACAGATTAAGTTTGCTTTCCAATCAATTGGCCAAGCTTATGTAGATAATTCTGGCGGAAGTACTGGAGGTGCAATGAATCAGAGATCAGCAGAACAAAGCTTAGTAAAAGCATTTGGCGGATCTCAAGAACTATTTGCTGCTATTGATAAATATGGTAACAGTATGCTTACCGAAGCTGAGAGATTAGCTCCGGTACGTGATAACGTTAATAAGAAATTAATAGAGTTATTCCCAGCACTTCAATCTGGCGGCAAATCATTAATTACTACTAGACAAGAATTTGATAATCTTAGAAAAACTCTTGACCCTCTTAACCCTGCTACTGCAGATTTATGGGCACAAATGACTAGATTAGGTCCAGCATTTGCTTCAATAACTGAAGAAGTCAATAAGTTAGCTGAAACAGAACTTAAAAAGGCACAACAAGATCAATTAAGTACTATACTTGCTCTTAAAGGTGATGACTTAAGCAAAGCAAAAGCTCTAACACTTACTAGACAGCGTGAATTAGATGCAATGGATGATTTATTAAAACCAAATCAACTATATATCTATGCTCTACAAGATGAGGCAGCTGCAAAAGATAAACTACAAAGTTCTTACGATAAAGTAAAATCTGCAATTACTGGTACCATTGATAGTTTAAAATCTCAGGTTACAGTTTTACAAGATTACAAGAAAAATCTACAGATGGGTGATAAAGGTAATCTAACACCACAAGAAGCTTATCAAGCTTCTAAAGGTCAACTAGAGTCAGCAGCAAGTTTAGCACAGCAAACACTTGGAGCAGATGCCAGTAAATCAGAAATTGCAGCAAGAGATAAAGCTGTTTCAAGTTTACCAAATCTAATAGATCAATTTTTAAGTCAATCAAAAACATCTTATGCTAGTGGTGATCAATATCAGGCTGATTACTCTTGGGTAAATAACTTACTTGATACTACTACTGAACAGCTAACAACTCAACAAACAGATTCTGAAAAACAATTAACCGCATTAACTGATAGTGTTAGTTATTTAACTACTATTGACGAAAATACCAAAACAACAGCAACCTTAATGACAGAATTTATAGCTAACCAAGTTAGTTATGAGACTGCATCAGCTACCGCTACTAGCCTGCTAACTCAAGAGCTAACAGGCATACTAGCAAATCTACCTACAAAGGTAAAAGGATTTGCTATGGGTGGAGTAGCTAACCGTGGTGTGAACATGGTTGGAGAGAATGGACCAGAGCTAGTAGATTTTGCCTCACCAGGTAGAGTTTATACTGCTGGACAAACTGCTGCATTTGGAGATAATACTGCATTAGTTGCAGAATTAAAAGCTTTACGAGATGAAATGTCCCAATTACGTTCGGAACAAAAGGAACAAACTGGACATATTATTCAAAGTAACTACGATGCTAACCAGAAAAATGCGCAAGCAGTTTCTAATGTTACAGAAAATGCTATTAAACAACAGACGTGGAAAGAACGTTCTCAAGTTGTAATAGCTTAAAAATCAGCCCCAGCTTTGCTGGGGCTTTTTTTGTGCCAAACAAAAATTATGCTTGACTAAATATGCTTAAACGAGTATAATATAGTAGATTGATCTAGGAGCGCTTATGGCAATAAATTATACTCAAGCCTGGCTTGAAGATCCTACAAGCATACGTGGAATATTAGTAGAAATAACGGTAAAAGACTTGCAAGGTATATATGGTACTGCAGGTAGTGAAAATGTTATATACTTATCTAATATTGGTTATGTTTCAGGAGACTCTCAAACTAGCTATCTGCCATTTTTAACAGGCAGTTTACAAACAACAGAATCCATATCTCTGGATGGTTCACTAACAATGTCATTTGGTGACATTGCGATAGCAAATACAAATGGTGAAAGAGATGATTGGTTAGATAATACTAAGTTTATTTGGACAAATAGACCTATTCAAGTGTATCTTGGTGATCCAAGATGGCAGTTAACGACACTTAACGATATTCATGATACTCCCAATGGAGGCTTTCAAAAAGTATTCGATGGAATTGTATCAGATATAGATTCTAGCGGTAGAGATGTACTTAATATTAAAGTACGAGATAAACTACAAAGATTAAATGAGCCTTTAACAGATAATAAATTAGGTACTAATGGTACTTGGGGCCAAGGTCAAACAAATCAAGATTCTATACGTCCTCTAATTTTTGGCGAAGTATTTAATATAAGTCCTATACTAGTAGATCCTAGCCAATTAGAGTATATGTTTCACGATACTAATGTTGGAACAACTATTAAGGCTACAACAGCAGGCACAAATTTAATAACTTGTACAAGCACTAAAGGTTTTACAGTTAATGCCACGGTAGTGTTTACTGCTAGTGTAGTAGTATCTGGGACAGGCTTAACACCAATTACTGCGGTATTTGGTGGATTATCTGCAGGTACTACGTATTACATTAAAACTATTAATAGTGATACCACTTTTACAATATCCACAACTAGTGGAGGTGCTGCCGTATCTTTAAGTACTGCGTCCGCAGTCACTACCGCAATAGTACAAGCCCAAGTAAAAGTATCTAGCGCAGAGTTAGTAATTGAAATAAGAGATAATGGAGTACCAATCTACACAGATGCAAGTGTATACACACTTGCAGGAGTGCCGAGACCAGACGGTGCAGTTATTAATTATGATACTGGTAAATTTAAATTAACTAAACCACCAAGTGGAACCGTAACTGCTAGCATACAAGGTGCAAAAAGATCTATAAATTTAAGTACCGGTACTTTAGTAGAAGGTACCTATGTTAATAATATAGCTAACATAATTGCATTAATAGTTACGCAATATGGACTAGCATCTGTAAGACTGTCAGGATCAGATATTGACTTAGCTAATTTTAGTGCTTTTGCAGCCAATAATACCCAACCTATAGGTATTGCTATTAGTGACAGAACTAATACACTTCAGGCATGTAAATTTATTGCAGATAGTGCCGATGCTAGTTTATTTATGAACCGTATAGGATTACTACAGTTATTACAACTTGGTGTTCCTACTGTAGATACAAAAGTAAATATTACTGATAATGATATATTACACCACTCGTTACAAGTATCTAGTAAAACTAATGTTATAGCAGCTACTAAGGTAGCTTATTGTAAGAATTATACTCCGCAAACAACTTTAGCATCAACACTGCCTGCTAATCATAACAGAATATTTCAAGAGCCCTGGCTTTCAATTACTGTTGTGGATTCAACTGTGCAATCTGATTACAAATTAGATTCTACACCACTGCAATTAGAAACTGCTCTAATCAAAGGAATAGATTCCGCAGAGTTAGCCCAATCTATTAATGATTATTGGAAAGTACCTAAAATTGTTTACAGTTTTACAGGTACTAGCAAACTATTATCCCTTAAACTAGGTCAAGCTGTAAATATTACGCATAATAGATTTGGTTTAACTTCTGGTAAAGATGGTCAAGTTATATCTTTAAGCCCTAACTGGGTAGCCGGAACTATTTCTGTAGAGGTAATAATTTAATGTCAACTTTATTAAATGATAATGACTTAGCTCTACAAGGAGCACCTTATAGAGACAAGACCAGCTTAGTAACTGTAACTGCAAGTGATACAAACTTTATTACTGTAAAAAATGGCGGAGCCACTACTCCTAGTAGTATAACTTTAACAGCCACACCTAATATTGTTTTTAGTCCTGCTGCAACATTTAGTTGGAGCTATGCTTTAAATACTGCTCCCACTACCTTTAAGGCTTTTGATGGAGCGCTAATACAAGGAACTACTACACTTGCAGGATCAGGTACAAGTGTTACTAAAGCAGGAACATATACTAATTTAGTTCCTTTAACTACAAGTGGTACAGGTAGTGGTGCAAAATTTATAATTACAAAATTAAATACAAATAGTACATATGCAGGAAATATTAGTGTAACAGTCGTTAACCCCGGAGTAGGTTATAAAATTGGGGACACTATTACTATATCTGGCGGTTTCCTTGGTGGATCCCTAATTACTAATAACTTAATTCTAACTGTTGGTGGATCAGTTAGTACAGTAACTGATAGTAATACTAAAACTATAACCGCAGCAACAGTTAACTCTATAGTTGGAGAAACAAAAGCTACCTCTGTACAATTTAAATGTGCTGTAAGCGAAAATTTTATAGATACAGCGTATGGTTATGCTTTAGTAACTTATAGCCTTGAACAAGCCAATGCAGACTCTATAAATATTGAACTTACTAGAACTAATTCCGCAGTAAATACTAATACTGCAGGAATACCAAATAATTTTAATGATACTGGAACCACAATTACAGTTTTAAGATCTGGTACACAACTAGCTTATAGTGCATCAGGTGGAAATTTAGTTGGAATATCTACACCTAATAGTTTTAGTGTTGAAATTGTTACAGATACTAGTATAGATGCAAGTGTTCCAGACAGAACAGTAGGATCAACTTCTTTTACTTTAAACTCATGGAGTTTAGCTGGCATAACAGCACTAACAGCAGATTCAGCAACAGTAACATTTCTAGTTACTGTATACGATGCTTCTGGATTTAAAACTCAAGGCACTTATAAAACCCTTACTTTAACAAAAGTAGCAAGCGGAGTAGACGGAGAGCCTGCGCTGGTTTATTTTATAGATTTAAGTGCTCCAGTAATAACTAAAAGTACAGCTAGTAAATTTATAACTGGTGTACATGAACAGATAAAAGTATATGGCAAAAAGACAGTAGGTAGTGGTACTTATGTTACATATGGATTTTTAACAGTAACAGGTGATCTAGAAACAGAAGCTACTACAGCTTTTGCAGCTTCTGTTAATGGATATACTACAAATATAGCTAATACTTCACAAAATGAACTATATACAATTAAATTATATGATAGGGCAGATAGAACCAATGCACAAGCAATATTACTAGACACTCAAAGAGTACCTGTAGTATTTAATGGATCTAATGCTATCACTGCTACAATTAGTAATGATTCAGCACCAGTTTCTGTAAACTTTTCAGGTACTGTGTTATCTGGAGGATATATTGGAACGGGTACACCAATACGAGTATATGAAGGGGCAGAAGAATTAACTTATAATACTGTAGGCACTACTAGAGGGACCTATACTGTAACTGCGCAGTCTTCAGGAGTTATTCCGGGTACTATAAGTAGAGTTACTGGTGGATTATACGCCATAACAGGAAATGTATCCTCTTTAGCTGTAGATCAGGCAACTATTACGTTTACTATAACTGGTACAAGTAAAACCGGTGCAGCTTTTAGTATTTCTAAAATACAAAGTATTTATAAATCATATCCAGGCTCAGACTCTACATTTAACTACTTAGATTTATCAACACGTGTAATAACTAAAAATGCGGATAAAGCTACGACAGAAGGCGCACATAGTACAGTAGTAGTTACTGGTAAACAGACAGTAGGCAACGCAACACCAACTATTACAGGATTTGTAACATTTAGTGCAACTTTGATTGTACTAAATGTAAATTCTAACTCAATATTTTTAAGTGGTACTAGTACTCTAACAGTTAATGCTTCCGTGATATTTTCTGGTATAGGATTACCAGCGCAAATAACAGTTGGTAATACGTATTATGTTAAATCAATAAATAGCACAGATAAATCAATTACATTATCTACTACACTTGGTGGAGCAACTTTAAACTTAACTAATACAGGTAACTTAACAACAGCTTATATACAATCAGAAGCAAGTTTAGCTACTGCTAATAGTATAATAGGTACAATACCTAATGACGCAGGGGCCTACTCATACGCAGCCAGACTGTATAATACAGCTAACAAAACTCTTCAATTAGATTATGAAGAGTTACCTATTGTATTTAAGGGATCTAATTCAATAGTAATGAATATTACTAATGATTCTGCACAAATATCTTGTAATTATCTAGGAGTACCTAACAGTGGCGGATATGCTAATACAGGTAGTATAATACAAGTATTTGATGGAGCAAATGAATTAGTATACAATGGAGTAGGTACTTCAGATGGTACATACACAGTTACAGCAACTGGAATAAGTATTACACCAGGTACCATAGTAGCTAGCGGTGTATCAGCATCTGCTCAAATAGCCAGCAATATAACTAATGATTTAGCTAGTATCACTTTTACAGTTACTGGTAAATCATTAAGTGGCGGCAATATTAGTATATCTAAAATTCAAACTATAACTAAGCAAATAAACGGTAAAAACGGAGATAATGGTACAACATTTAAGACTGCTATAATTCAAGCCTCTGGCTGGAGCAATAGTAGTACACCTCCAGCATTAACAGGAACTTTTAACTATAATTGGTCTAACGGAGTTCTTACACCAGGTACAGGAATGTCTACTATATATCCACCAGGGTATCATGCTGATGCTCCTGCAGCCACTGGAAATGGGCAAACTTTACATAGTGTAACAGTTACTATATCGGCACCTAGTACTGATACTGTTACAAATGATATTCCGTGGGCTACAGGAAAAACTAATAGAATCGGATATAGGGTAGATGGTAGTATAGGTTCAGTAGGGGACTCCGCTAGAACAGCTTATATTGTGACTACTTCTCCAGTTCCGCCTAGTACTCCTACAGCTGGCTCAGGAGATGTAGTACCAACTTCAGCCGATGGTACCTGGTCTTTTAATGCTACCAGTGTATTAAGTAGTGGTCAATTTATGTATCAATGTGATGGTACATATAAACCATTACCTGCTCCTGGAGTAACTACTTGGAGAGCACCTTATTTAAGTAACTTAAAAGTAGGTAATCTATCAGCACTCAGTGCTGATCTTGGTTATATTACTGCAGGAGCTTTAAATATTGGTAGTGGAAAATTTACTGTAGATAATAGTGGTAATGTAAAGATTAAAGGTCTAGGCACTGCTAGAATGGAGATTTCCAACGATAATATAAAAGTTTTTGACACTTCAGGAGCTTTAAGAGTTCAACTAGGGAATCTTGATACGTAATTAAAGGAATAGTATGGCGTATGGATTAGCATTTTTTAAAGGTAGTACTACAGGGTTAGATGATTGGATAGCATCTCAAAATGCCGTTAATCCTTCCCTAGCAACTCAAAATACTAATAATCAAATTGCGGATAATACAGGAATATCTGCAACTAGAGCGCAAGTAGTAAATGCTTTCCAATCCAGTACTATTACTCCACTATTGCCCCCTAATTCAGAAATACGAGGCTGGATGATTAGTGGTTTAAGTACGTTTACTACACACTACGCTGATCTATATAATAATAACACTACCCACCGTGATAAAGTTATCGCAGATAGAGCATTTCAAACAACAATTATTTCTCCATTAACCTTAAAACAAGAAGCTAATCAAAACGGAACACCATCACAGTCTACGCAAGATACATCAGGAAGAAATAAAACCACATTCCTATTAGGAATAGATAATGGTACTATAACTGAAGATGTTACTGGAAATACATCAATTTTATGTGTAGACCCATTACCCAGAGACGAAACATTTTATACACTATTTCCTAGGACTAAATATCTTGGTACAGTAGCTTATAACGGAACTACTTCATATACTCAAATATGGGGTGGTGACTTTATAATTCCTAAAAACACCAACTGGTGTGCGGAAGCCTGGATTTATCCTGCTAGATTTGGCGGAGGTATTATAGGCTCAGGAGATTACGGATCCGGATCATGGCAAGTAGTACAAAACCCCACTAGTGGGGTCATACAGTTAATTGCAGAAACCATTACCGCAACTACTAACACATTTGTTACACATTACTGGTCTGGATACTCTCTTCGAGTTAATGGAACATTTCCACCAACAGGAATGGTTGTAGGTACTAAAATTACTCCTCCAGCAGCTTATGGAGCAGTTGGCGATATGGTTGTAACTTCTTTAGATTATGGAAATCAAATTATAAATGTGACTCCTCGCTTTATGGGAGGAGATTTAGATGAAGACGGTAATCCTAATGGATTTAAAGCAACATATGTTAGTACTTATGATGATGAGGGTAATGTTCTTTCAACTACCTATCCAACAGAATTTAATTTCACATATATAACTGAACAAGCCTCAACTAGTTTCACAGACTCAGGAACTACCACTGCACCTGTATATACATGGACTCATGTTGCCGTTAGTTTAACTGGTACTACATTACGATTATTTATAGATGGAACAGAGAGGGGTACAAGAACTATCTCTCCTACTATATTTAAACCAAATTATATAGATCAATCGTATTATTTGGGAGTACACGAAAGAAGGACTTCAGCTCTTTATTTCCAGGGCTATATATCTAGCCCAAGACTAGTAAATGGAAAATCTATTTATACAAGTAATTTTTCACCTAGTACTACACCGCCAAGAGCTAGTAGAGCAAGTGTAATAGCTGCCTTCTCTAAAAATTTATCTGGACCAGTAGAGCCATCAGAACGCGATATTCAATATTGGATGTTTAAAGGTTTTGATGCTAATAGTACTATACAATTCAGTACTACTGATATAACTTGGAATCAAGTAGATAATTTTTATAAATTAGCAAATACTAACATATCAAAAACTTATGCCTCATGTGTAAACAAAGAAATGTTAGTTACTCAAATATTAGTTGGTACTCCAGATTTTAATAAACCTTACTATGCAAATACAATAACCACCACTAGTTCTAGTGGTTCTGTAAACTTAACAGGTGCAAATGTGGATGCCTATATAACGGTAATGATGCGATGACAACCTATGGATTTCTAGCCACTAATGGCAATAGTCAAGTACTAATATCAAGTAAAACTAAAAATTTACACTTTCTTGGTAAGGCAACATACTATCAAACTTTACAAAGTACAAATAGTTATGGAGGTATTAGACGCTGGAGTTATAGAATAGTTTCTATAACAACACCTATTCCTTTTTTTACTACACCTACTTCAGAAAGTTATGCAATTTTACGTATAACTATAGTGGCAGCAGATACTTGGGAAATAGAGATAATTAAATCTGGTAGTAGTGATGTAAAGCCAGAAGTCTATGTATTTACAGAAGCTAACGGTCAAATTAAGCCTATAAATTCTTGGGGTATGAGAGTATTAAATGAAACATCTGGCGTAACTTACGATTCTAGACTAAGACCTTTAATTGTAAGAGCAGGAGGATCAGTAACTCAACCATATGATCCAATTACGAGCATACCACCACCAAATGCATTAGATGCATCGGAGTGCAAAACTGATGCTAGTCCTTACCTTATACCAAACGCTACTACTAGCTCAACTGTAAGTGGAGTATCGTCTTTAGTAAAACCTATAGTAAATTATCAATCAGTATCTCAAGCTCAAAAACAGTTCACAGTAACTATGGTTTCAAAAACTGGATTCTTTGTTAAACAAACGTATGTTAGAACTAGCAATTACTGGGTATTTTGCAGAGGTGGAATATCTATATCACCTTCTGGTTCTACTCTTAATATAACTAATGGTTGGATTGCCGTAGATTACTCATGTAATTGGACCTATAAAAAAGAAAGTACGTTTTTAGGTATTGGGGTAGGTGGAAATAGTAGAACAGGTGGCACATGGCCTTTTGAAAATTCTTCAATAAATATGAATCCAGTATCTTTTATAATTTCTGATGGCGAATTGTATGATTAAACCTTTTAATATTTTAGCAACCAAAGATGAACCAAACTTTGGAACTCTAGTACATTATAATATATCAGTTAGATCTTATGTAGAAAATAGAGAATATAAAGGACCATTAACCAATATAGCAGTTTCCAGTGTATTAGTTCCATACGATGAAGATATAGATACATATTTACTTAATTATTTAATACGATGTGGATGGATTAAGTCATGAATTATTTATCAGTAGAAACTTCAGAAGGTTTAGTAAAGTATTACTTAACCGGTACACAAAGATTTAAAGAAATAGCACTAATAGTAGAATCTAAGTATAGTAATTTAGATTCTACTAAATGGGAACTAGTTAGTGAACCAATGTACAATAGCATTTTAGATGATGAAGTAGTATCGGCTATATACAAAGTACCTAGCCCATATTTAGACCATCTAGACCCTATTAAAGTGAGTCGAAAATATTTATTAAATAAGTTACATATTTATGAAAAAGTATATACACTTTTAACCGATATGACTTCTGAATTTGAGTTACCAAATAATTCTAAAGCATTAGCTAAAGGATATTTACTAAATATATACGGGCAGCCAGGTGATGAAGATTATTCTAACTATATAGATATATACTTTTCATGTACAGATCACGCAAGTGTAGAAGCCTTCACAGAAAAAACTTTAGCAGTTGGTATATATTCAAACTATTACTGCATAACTTTCAATAACACTACTAAACAGTGGTTGAAAATAAAGAATTATTGTTATGATAAACAAAATAGTTTATCAAACTGGAATGAGTATTGGACTGCTGAATGTAACGATAGAAATATAGAAATTTCTACATAGCTTTCCTAAAATTTATAGAGGAATAAAATGGCATCGAATAATCTTAGAATAGTCTACAATAACATTGTAGATCTATCTACAACCGTTATAACGGCATCTAGCACTGCATCAGGTACTGCTACCCCTGTAAGTAATTTAAAGTTAGATTCTAAATCTCAGGTATGGAGATCCGCCTCTACTGGAACACCAAATGGCACAGGTTTATACACTACAAGAGCAAATATAGTGCTAACATTTAGTAGTGCTATTATTGGTGGAGTAATGTTACCTTTCTGTAATTTATCATCTGCTGCAAAAATTAGAGTTCGTGGATATACAGGTACAGCACCAACAACAGGAGCAGCTACAAATTCTCCAACTGCTTCAACTACTGGAACTTTAGTACACGACAGTACAAAAATATTTTCATGCCCCTACCAAACGTTTGGTTTATGGAATTGGGGTAGTTTACCTTTGGGAGTAAATAGTTACTCATATGGTGGAGGTACTTACGGTAGAGTATGGATGCCTGCACAATTAGCATGTACTAGTTTATTAATTGAGATAGAGGATACTGAGTGCAGTAATCCCTATATAGAAGTATCAAGAATTATTACTGGATCTTATTGGTCCCCAAAATATAATACTTCTTTTGGACTATCAACAGGTAGTCAGGATTTGAGTCAGCACCAACGTAGTGAATCAGGTGACCTAATCACAAATAGAGGTATTAGATATCGTAACATGAGATTTGATCTAACCTGGCTACCTCCAGAAGATAGACTAGAGTTTACAAGAATATTAAGAGGTAACGGTTTACCAAGACCTTTATTTATAAGTTTATTTCCAAATAACTCAGAAGATTACGAAAAAGAACAAGCACATCAGATTTATGGAAAATTATCACAACTTTCTGATATAACACACCCTATTTTTGAAATCTACAGTACCAGTATTGACATAGAGGAGATCTAAATGGCAACTCAGGCTTTTTATGTTGGCCAAAACGATTATTTAAGCGCTCTAAATGTTCTATACACTAGTACAGTTACAGGTGGTAGAGCATTATTTAGTGTTGGCGCTAATTCTCCAACTACTTCTACCACAGGCGGTTTAAGCTACAATAGTACTACAGGTGTATTTACTTTTATACCTGCAACCCCAGAATTACCAACTATAGTTGGACAAGCAAATAAATATCTAACTACAAATGGCTCCGTAGTAAGTTGGGCTACAATTACCCCAACACCTCAAAGTAATTGGACCGCAACTTTAGCATCTGCAGGAGCTATTCTTAATAAGCCTACTTTTGCAACCGTAGCTACGTCAGGTAGTTATTCAGATTTAACAGGTAAACCAACAGTAACTACAGCTGCAGCCAGTGGTGGCGGTGCTTTAACTATTGTTGGTAATAATTTTCAATTCACTCCTGCAGTAGTACCTACATATACTATAAGCACAGTTACACCTAGTGGAAGTGGTAGTTTAAGTTTAACAGGAACTACGTTTACATTTACTCCTCCAGTTATACCAACCGCATATAGTTTACCCATAGCAAATACTAGTGTATTAGGTGGTGTAAAAGTAGACGGCACAACTATTACAATTAGTGCTGGTGGTGTAATTTCAGGATTTAATGGCAGCTACAATAGTTTAACAAACCAACCTACAATACCAGCAGCTCAAGTTCCATCAGATTGGAACGCAACTAGCGGATATGCACAAATATTAAATAAACCAACAATACCTAGTATTGCTGGTTTAGCTACCTTACTTAATCCTGTTTTTACTGGTACACCAACTGCACCTACTGCTACTCTTGGAACTAACAGTACACAGATAGCTACAACAGGATTTGTAAAATTAAGTATAGATGCACTAACCTCAAGTGCAGCAGCAGCTTTAGATACTTTAACTGAATTAGCGGCAGCATTAGGTAATGATCCTAATTTTGCTACTACAATTACTAATCAATTAGCTTTAAAAGCCCCACTTGCAAGCCCACAATTTACCGGTACTCCTAATTTTTCTGGAACGTCTTCAGTAACTGGATTAACCAAGGCAATGGTTGGGCTAGGTAATGTTACTAACGAGAGTAAAACTACATTATTTAGTAGTCCTACATTTACCGGCACTACAACAGTAAGTGGACATATATTACCTAGTTTAAATATTAGTTATGATCTTGGATCACCAACAAATAAATTTAGATCTCTTTACTTAAGCAATACTACAATTTATTTAGATGGTTATTCTGTAAGTGTGTCTGCCACAGGTTCTTTAACTATTATAGATACTACTGTTGCAAATCCAGTACCTGTAGAAGTAGCAAGCGTTGCCGGTGTAGTTGCAGCAATATCCACTAGCGTTGGTAATGTTACCAACGAGAGTAAAGCTACTATGTTTGCTAATCCTACATTTACTGGTACAGTAAGTGGTGTTACACAAGCAATGGTTGGGTTAGGTAATGTTACTAATGAGAGCAAAGCTACTATGTTTAGTAGCCCAACATTTACTGGTACGATAAGTGGTATTACTTCTGCTATGGTTGGCTTAGGTAATGTTACTAATGAGAGTAAGGTTACTATGTTTAGTAATCCAACTTTCTCAGGAACAGTAAGTGGTATTACCTCTGCTATGGTAGGATTAGGTAATGTTGATAATACATCAGATGCAAATAAACCAATATCTACAGCAGTACAAGCAGCTTTAACAAATATTACGGATAGCATTGGTAGCATAGATATAGTAGGACTATCAAATTTAGTATCTACTAAAGCACCAATAGCCAGTCCTACATTTACAGGAACTGTAGGTGGAATAACAGCAGCAATGGTTGGTTTAGGTAATGTAGATAACACATCAGATTTAGCTAAACCCATTTCCACAGCAACTCAAGCAGCTATAGACGCAGAAATTGCAAGAGCACAAGCTGCTGAATCAGGATTTGCTAGTAAAGATAACCCAACATTTACTGGTACAATAGCCGGCATTACTAAAGCAATGGTTGGATTATCAAACGTAGATAATACCTCAGATTTAGCTAAACCTATATCTACAGCAACTCAGTCTGCACTAACAACCGAACAACAAAGAGCACAAGCCGCCGAAGCATTATTAGCACCATTGTTAAGTCCAACATTTACTGGGACAGTAAGTGGTATTACTAAAGCAATGGTTGGATTATCAAATGTTGATAATACGTCGGATTTAAATAAACCGGTATCATCAGCTACAGAAACAGCTATAGCCATAGAAAGCATAAGGGCACAAGCTGCTGAAGCGTTACTAGCACCATTAGCAAATCCCACTTTTACTGGTACAGTAAGTGGTATTACTTCTGCTATGGTTGGGCTAGGTAATGTTACCAATGAGAGTAAAGCTACTATGTTTAGTAGCCCTACTTTTACTGGTACAATAACTGGTATTACTTCTGCTATGGTTGGCTTAGGTAATGTTACCAATGAGAGTAAAGCTACTATGTTTACTAGTCCTGTATTTACAGGAACAGTAAGCGGCATAACTTCTGCAATGGTTGGATTATCAGATGTAGATAATACATCAGATTTAGACAAACCAGTGTCAGTAGCTACTCTGGCAGCCATTGCAGTCGAGACAAATAGAGCCCTGGCAGCAGAAGCTTTATTGGCACCTATATCTACTACTTATACTAAAACTGAAGTAGACTTAATGGTTAGTCAAGTTAGTTTACTAACTCCTGGTTTAGTAGCTAGTATTACGCAATTAACCGGATATTTAAACGACAATTCAATATCTATTGGTGATATTGTAACTAGTTTAAATACTAAAGCACCGATAGCAAATCCAACATTTACTGGCACAGTAAGTGGTATAACTAAAGCCATGATAGGATTGTCAAATGTTGATAATACGTCAGACGCAGATAAACCAATATCAGTAGCCACACAAACAGCCATAGATGCAGAAATTGCTAGAGCCCAAACAGTAGAAGCACTACTAGCTACTAAAGCCAACCCTACTTTTACTGGTACAATAACTGGTATCACTAAGGCCACAGTAGGTTTATCAGAAGTTGATAATACTTCAGATTTAAATAAACCAGTATCTACTGCCACGGCAGCAGCAATTGAAGCAGAGAGACAAAGAGCTATAGCAGCAGAAGCAGGTTTTGTAAGCAAGGATAATCCCGTATTTACTGGAACAGCTTCAGGCCTAAATAAAACCACTATAGGTTTAGGTAATGTTGATAATACATCAGACTTAGATAAGCCCGTATCTACTGCAGTTGCATCAGCAATAGCAGTAGAAACAACAAGAGCTCAAACAGCTGAAAATTTATTAGCACCCAAAGCTAATACTTATACTAAATCAGAAGTAGATGCAAAAATTGTAGAGATTGGATCTATTCCTACAGGTTTAACAGAGGCAATAGCTAGTTTTGCTACTAAAGTTTCTCCTATATTAACAGGGATTCCATCTGCACCAACGGCAAGTCTAGTTACTGATTTAGACGTAGAAAATTTTACAGTTGTTGCAGGTATAGCTACAGTAAATTATGCTAGTTTAATTATAGCTCCTTTTACCGTAGGTTCTAGTATAACTCTTACTGGATTTATTCCTGCTCAAACAAGTAGTCCAGCTAATAACGTAAATGGAACATTTACAGTATTAAGTTGTACACCAACATCTTTAACATTTGCTTTAACAGGAACTTATACTAACACAACTTTAGGTGGAGTTAGTGGCATCAATCGTTCAGATCAGATAGCAAATCTAGCATATGTAAGTGCAAAAATTGATGCTGTACTTAATTCTGGCCCTGGCGCTTTAGACACTCTAAATGAATTAGCAGCAGCCTTAGGTAATGATGCAAATTTTTCTACTACAGTACTTAATTCACTAGCTTTAAAAGCGCCATTAGCAAATCCAACATTTACTGGTACAGTAGCTGGCATTACTAAAGCAATGGTTGGGCTAGGTAATGTAGATAATACTTCAGACGCAAATAAACCAGTATCTACAGCAACTGCAGCAGCTATAGCTGCTGTAACAAGTTCCGCTTCTTTATCAGGAGCAGTTGATTTTTCAAATGCTACTTCAATAACTGGACTAACTAAAACTTCAGTAGGTCTAGGAAATGTTGACAATACTTCAGATGCAAATAAACCAGTATCTACAGCACAACAAACAGCATTAAACTTAAAAGCTAACATAGAATCTCCAACTTTTACTGGTACAGTAGGTGGAATTACCCCCACAATGGTTGGTTTAGGTAATGTAGAAAACTTAAGTAGAGCTTCTTTGTTTAGTAACCCTACAGTTACTGGAGTTCTTACAGTTTCAGGAACAACTTCTGGATCAGTTAGAATTCAAGCTCAACCAGATGCTGGTACAGCAATTTATACTCTACCAGCAACAGCTCCATCAACAGATGGATATGTATTAAGTAGTAATACTTCAGGATTACTAAGTTGGGTAGTACCTAGTTCGGGAGCTTCAGGTGCTCAAGGTACTCAAGGTGGTCCAGGCTATCAAGGTGCAACAGGTCTTCAAGGTGCCACAGGTGCTGGATATCCTGGTGCCTCAGGCAGTCAAGGTGGTCAAGGTTATGATGGTGCTACTGGAATTCAAGGTCCACAAGGTGAGCAAGGTGCTACAGGCTTAGGAGCCACAGGTGCTCAAGGTTTAACAGGAGCAACAGGTACTCAAGGTATTCAAGGAGCTACTGGTGTAGGTTTCCAAGGTGAAGCAGGCGGACCTGGTTACGACGGAGCTACAGGTGCTAGTGGTGCTACAGGATATCAAGGTGCCACAGGTGTTACGGGGTATCAGGGTGCCACAGGTGCTGGATATCCAGGTGCTTCAGGCAGTCAAGGTGGTCAAGGTTATGATGGAGCAACAGGTGCTTCTGGACTTCAAGGTGCTACTGGAGTAGGTTACTCAGGAGCTTCAGGTGGTCAGGGTTATGATGGGGCAACAGGCTTAACAGGAGCTACAGGATTAGCAGGAGCTACTGGAGTAGGTGCTGCAGGTGGTCCAGGTTATCAAGGTGCTACAGGTATTCAAGGATATGAAGGTGCTACAGGTGCATCTGGTATCACAGGATATAGTGGAGCAACAGGACTATATGGTACTACAGGTGTAACAGGTTATACAGGTAGTACAGGGGTTCAAGGAATTCAAGGTGATGTTGGAGCAACTGGATACGGTTATCAAGGTGCTACAGGTATAGATGGAGTTCAAGGAGCCACAGGATTTATAGGAGCAACTGGATTAGGTGCTACAGGTGGATTAGGCTACGACGGTGCTACAGGTGCCTCTGGTGTTACAGGATATACTGGTGCCACAGGTGCCTCAGGAGTAACTGGATATACTGGTGCCACAGGTAGTTCAGGTGTTACAGGATATACTGGTGCTACAGGTGCCAGTGGTATTACTGGGGATATAGGGGCTACAGGTAGTTCAGGTGTAGCAGGATATCAAGGAGCAACTGGATTAGGTGCTACAGGTGGATTAGGTTACGATGGTGCCACAGGTGCTAGTGGTGTTACAGGATTCACAGGTGCAACAGGTGCTAGCGGTGTTACAGGATTCACAGGTAGCACAGGTGCTAGTGGTGTTACAGGATTCACAGGTGCTACAGGTAGTTCAGGACTCCCAGGAGCCACAGGACTACAAGGAGCCACCGGCACGGGTGCTACTGGATTTACGGGTGCCACAGGCAGTTCAGGAGTTACTGGATTTACAGGTGCTACAGGACTTCAAGGTAGTACAGGTGCAGGAGCTACTGGTGCTTCAGGTGCCACAGGATTTTCAGGTGCCACAGGCGCATCAGGAATTGCTGGACTATCAGGTAGCACAGGACTCCAAGGAGCAACAGGATTAGGTTCAACTGGTGGTATAGGTGCTACAGGTAGCTCAGGAGTTACTGGATTTAGTGGAGCAACTGGATTAAGTGGAGCTACAGGATCAGGTGCAACAGGTGCATCAGGAATTACTGGTTTAACAGGTAGTACAGGTGCTTCTGGATTAAGTGGTGCAACAGGATATAGTGGAGCAACAGGATCGGGAGCAACAGGTTCTAGTGGAGCTACAGGCTATCAAGGTAGTTCGGGTGCCACAGGATACCAAGGTGCTACAGGTGTTACAGGTTATCAAGGTGCTACAGGTTCAGGTGCAACAGGGGCTTCAGGAGCCACAGGATTCCCAGGTAGTACAGGAGCTACAGGTACAATAGGAGCTACAGGAGCTACAGGCTCAGGAGCTACAGGTGCTAGTGGTGCCACAGGATACGAAGGAGCATCAGGTGCTACAGGTTATCAAGGTGCTACAGGAGTAACAGGTTTCACAGGTGCTACAGGAGCAGGGGCTACAGGAGCTTCAGGTTTAACTGGGTATGATGGTGCTACAGGGGCTACAGGTATACAAGGATATAATGGAGCAACAGGATCAGGAGCAACAGGTGCTTCAGGTTCAAATGGTCCTACAGGTGCCACAGGTGCCACAGGTATTGGATACAACCCACTCAGTTCCACAAGTAGTTTAGCTATAAGTTCGGGTGCTAAAACATTCGTAGTTAATAGAGATGCTAGTCAGTCCGCTTTTGCAGTAGGACAATATATTAGAGCTAGCGATGTATCCGCTACTAATTACATGGAAGGTGTAATAACAAGCTACTCAGGTATTACCTTAGTAGTAAATATTGTATTAACTAGTGGTACTGGTACATTTGCTTTATGGACTATAAGTGCATCAGCTTTACCAGGTGCAACAGGTTCTGCTCAATTAATAGAATCTGCTACTGCTCCAGCAAATCCAACAGATGGATTAATGTGGTTAAGTACTAATACTGGTACTTTAAATATCTACTATGCTCCAGAGTCAGTTTGGTTAGCATACTCAGGTGGTGTACCCCCAACCCCAGCAACACTTAACAATGTTACTAATGAGAGTAAAGCTACAATGTTCAGTAGCCCTACCTTTACTGGTACAGTTACTTTACAAGCAACCTCAGAAACCTATACTGCAGCTACTATAGTTTCACAAGCAGTAACTTTAAACTACAATGGAGGAGCAATATTCTCCTTACCAAGCTCAACAGCTAATATAACAGTTAACTTTGTTAATATTCCGGTAGGACAATATATAGCTACTGCAGTAAGTTTAATTATTACTCAAGGGTCTATAGCCTACATACCAAATAACTTAACACTTAATGGTACAGCACAAACAATATTATGGCAAAATCAAGTACCTCCGGTAGCTACACCGTTTAAAACAGAGCTAGTAACTCTTGTATTTATAGGTACAGCAAGTAGTACTACTTGGACAGTATTAGGTAACTTAACAACTTATGGATAAAAATGCCTAGAATATCATCATTAATCACAAAGGGGTTTCGTACCCCCGATGTGGTGCCAGGTTACTGGCATATTCCTCAAGGTGCTCTTATAATGTATAATAGTGCCGCAGATCCTGGTCTAACTGGTTGGACTAGGTATTCTGCAGCAGATGGAAAATTTATAAAAGGCACTGCTACTCAAGGAGAAATAGG